TAGTACTCTTTAGTGATGTTCTTAAGTTTCTCTTCGTCTTGTATCCTCTCTCTTTTAATCTCTATGATACTGATCTTGTCTAGGATCTCACCATTAGATACTTCTATTTTCATACTTTATATTTTTGTTCTACATGGTTCGGTATACCTAACTCTTTTCTTAACCTCTTTAACTTTTCTCTGTCCTCTTGGAATTCGTCGTCGTCACGTGGCTTGTGGCCTTTTAGAACTGCTTCGGTTATTCTTAGTTCTAGTTGAATTATTTTGGAAGTCTTGGGATGTGTTAGGTAGTTACTGGATGACATATTTGTATTTATAGGATTTTTTAGGCCCTCTCGAATTTGCGCCCCGCCCGCCTCGCGTTACTCGGGTTCTTCATATGACTCTACTGTTCTTAATCCGGAGTATTCACATATATTTTTTTGGAATGATCTAATCTTTTCAAGATCTTTATAGATTTGATGATCATATACCATTTTAAATACTCCTGCTCCTAATAAGATAACGAAAATAATTGCTCCAATCATAAAATTATATTTTTTCTCCTGTTATTTGATATGCGTCCCAAAGATTCTTCATAGCTTTGTCTATAAGCTTCTGTATCTTGTCATTAGCTGCCGGATGATTATAACAATACTCATCTAAGTTTCCCATGATTATTGATAATCTATCTGCTAATTCTAAATAATGTCCCGTGCTTATTTCTTTATAATCCTCTTCCACGTTCTATTTATTTTATTTCTAGTAGGATAATACCATTCAAACATTATAAAGTTCCAAGGTTTAAAATGGTCGTCTACGTCTTCAATGAACCTCTTAATATATTCATACATTTCCATCATATCAGTTTCTGTTGGTTTTTTTGCAATCCAGTCACCGTGTGGATGATCATAGTAGTCTCTTATCTCATCAATAATACGTGGTATTCCTCTATCCTTAATCTCTCCATAAGTTACAAAGTATGAAGGTAGATCACATATTTCAAATACTTGGTTTCTTTTTAGTCTATTTGTTGGTAGTTTATATGTATTATCTTCTGCACCCATTGAAGACCAGAAACAATACCAATTACTGTGTTTAGAAAATCTACTGTATGACATTTATTTTTTCTTATTAGTGTAGTTTGAATATTTAATTGCTGAATACAATAATAACAAAGGTATTGCAGCTGAAACAATAGTTCCTATTAGTGCGTATAAAATTTTCTGGATCATTTACTTTATTACTGTATACATTTTTAATTTAGAAAGTTTATTCACTTCCTCAATCAACTTATTAATAGTAGACTTCCACTCTTGATATTCTTTCTTCTTTCTTTTATCAGGTACATCAGAGAATAACTCTTCTATCCTATCAACTAGATCAACTACATTTGCCATTAGAAACGGTTTGCTATTTTAAGAATCAACTCCTCTTCTTCACTTGTAAGCATGTTCCATCTGTTTCTTAGTTTATCAACTGCTTCAACAAAATGTGCTTCTGAAACAGAATAGTCGTAGTCTTTAAAATTTTCTCTACAATCTTTCTTTAAGTACCCGTCTTCTATAAGAGCATCGATCAAGTACTCTTTTTCACTATTATTACACTTATCTAAAAATTCATCGATCTCAATATCAAGATCAACTTCTACTTCTTGAAAATCAAAAAATCTTGGCATAACTATTTGTTTTTTATTTTACTGAATTGGTTCTTAATTTACCGTCTTCTATGATTAAATAATCTCCTGATGTTTCCATTGTATCAATGAAGTAATATCTGCCACCTGTAAATTGATCACTACCTTTTAAATCAAGTTTCTTCATTCCTGTGTGGCCTACAATTTGGATATAATCTTTTTTTAAGCCTTTATCATGTTTCTTATTTGCAGACATTAATGATCTAGGTCTAATCCAAATTGGAGTTTGTGTTGTATTATCTCCATAAGCATCAAAACCATTAAATTCAAATGCTCTAGGTTTATATCTAAACAATTCATTTAGATCTTCTGCTACATTTTCTTTTTGCCATCCATTATTACCAAACACTTCATCCATAAACACAGGACTTACTCCAGCATGAGTGAATAAAAACTCATCCATTTGATAAGCCATTTGTAAGTGTTGTCTATTCTCATCTATAACCTGAGTAATTGATGGCGCTATCCTACTTTGGTATCCACTGGTACCAGTATATCCTATCTCGGGAAAATAATGATGATCATGGTTACCTATTAACATTATGACTTCTACTTGAGGATTAGATTCTTTATATCTTATAATCTCTTTGAAATTATTGATTTGCTCTACTCCACTTAGATCATAAGAATCAAAGTAGTCACCTATGAAGATAACTCTATCGACCGGTTCTTCTTGATAAATAGCCAGTTTCCAGTTTGATCTCCCATGAGTATCTCCTAATACAATAGTTTTCATTTCCACAGTATTTGTACCAAAATTATACATAATGCAAGAAACAAACAAATTGAAGTCTTAAGTGTAATACTTTCTCTAAACATTACCCAAGTTAAAGCAGTGAATACTACAACTCCAATCCCAAAACCTAATAGTCTTGAAGGCCATTGTGCACCATCAAATGCTGTGATAAAGTTATGAACACTCTTCATGAATGCCCAACTAATGGGAAGTCCTACAAACATAAGAGCTATACTGTATTTCTCAGTCCAACCCCATTTTACTCCTGCTTGTAATTGGATAAATGATAAGACTTGACCTATAACTCCCCATAATATTCCCGCAACTAAATTATTCATAACTTTTCTATTTTGTTTTATTCTTCTGGACTAAGGTATAATCCTGAACTCATGTTTCCACCTGCTTCTTCTACTTGATCTTTGTGGAGAAGTTCATAGATCTCTTTCTTGATCTCTTTAATAGCATCAACGTATTCCTGTAGTTTGGTTTTCTCATCTGGAGATAATTTAGAGATTCTCTCCTTCATAGTCATCTCTCCTTTAACAGGTACAGTGTCTTCAGATACAGGTATCTCATCTTCCATCAAAGACATGATCTTCTTACTATATTCAACTGGATTAACGTAGTTCATATTTGTTTTTTAATAAATATTGGACATATCAACAAGTCTTTTACCTAACTCAGGATCTTTAATTACATGAACTTCAAAGTCATTCTTAGATCCTGCCGCTACAATTCCTGTGTATTTGGAAGCTGTTGAATGCTTTACGCATGTAGTAGAATATCCGAGCTCAACTCTTTTTGGATGAATAAGATCTCCACAAACTTTACAATACTTTTTCATAACTCTTGAATTTGTTTTAGTAATTCTGTTACGTTTTCAGGCGTTAAATGCCCTCTAACATCTCCATTTGCCACAGGATTATCGTAATGAATATTTCCATCTTCATCTAGTACCGCAAGTTCATAGAGTCCTTCTCTACCTCCATAACTAAAGTTATGTCTAACGATACTAGCTCCATATCCATTATCAAACTGTACTACAGACTGAACTCCATTGTAGAAGTTACTTTTCATTTCTACGAATTCCAAGTCTTTAAATGTCTTCATGATTTTCTGTTTCATATTCTGATTCGACTTCTTGTTCTATTTCTTTTATCTTGGCTTTACTAATTTTGCCATACCACTTTTTGGTGAATTGATCCATGGTCATTGTAGGATAGTCTTCATCCTCTACACGAACCTGATCTAAGGTCATATTGTAAGGAAGTTCTACAATCCTCTTTGATCTTGGATCATGATACTCGACCACTACACTACAATTAGGATTGTTTTTAGAGTGGATCTTTGCAGCCACTACAGGATCTTTTGGCATAATTATCTTAGTCACCTTCTTTTTAGTGAACCAATCTGTCAATGTCAATTTACACGTTATCATAACCTTTATTTTTTATTTTACCAACTAGATGAATATTGAAATTCAGCGTCATTATCAGATAAACAGTCTTCAATGATCTCCATTGTTTGTATCAAGTCTCCAAAATAATACTCATCGTAGTCAGTGTTACCAAAGAAAAAGCCTGACTGAGCTGGCAATAATTCTGGAGCCTTGTCTTTATCTTCTAAAACTGTTTTACATAAACTAAGAAGATCTTCCAATTGACTTGTACTCACGTCATAGATACTACAATTATCTACTCCATCTTGAACATTATCGACGAACCATTTGTGAATGGCATTCGCCTTTCTCCAATATCCGACTTCTTCGATGATATACTTAACTCTGTCAGATTTGATGTTAGGATGTGGTTGGCCACCTTTAGTGATAGTCACCGACTCTCTAGCTTCCTCTTTAATCCAATCTCCTGATAAGAGATAACTCTTCTTGTATAAATACATGTCTAGTCCCATAACTTTTATTTTTTAATTTGATTAAGCATTCTCATATTTAGCATAAAGCCTATTGAACCTTTCTGTCATACTAGCCGCTGCTTTCTCTGACTTACCATTCTGCCATTCGAATACTTGGTCGATGAAGCTATTGAATTTCATGGCGGTCACAGTAACCTCGTAGTCTTTTATATTATCTCCATTAGAGACTTCCAAAGTACACTTGTACTTGTTTATCGCTTTGATCTTGAAAGAGTTTACATACATGTAGTCATAGTTGCTTCTACCTGTTTGCAATCTTATGGTATGATTTTGATCTATCAATTCAGGAGCTCCTTCATTACTCCACTGATTTTTGATGTATTTCTCAGGGTTGAGTTGACAAGCAAAACCGACTTTCTTGTATTGATCTTTAGCTTGACTTTCCATCTCTGACTTAAGTATGCGGATACTACGATCCAATTGTTCTACCTCAGAGTACATATTGTTTAGAGGCTCTGATGCTTTCTGGAAAAGTGGGTTCCATACATTACTAAACACATGTTGAATAGCGTAGAAGTGCTCACCTATTTTACCATTGACAATCGTGTCAAGCCTATCGTTGTCTTCGCCAGTCTTAAAATCAGTAGAGTAAGTATTGAATCTCATATAGTCTTCGGTGTCTTTCCATCTGCGCTCTATTGTCAAATGAGTGCGGCTATATGTACTTGCGTGACTTTGTATTGAAACTTGATTTTCTACAGCCTTGACGCCTTTGACGTGCTCACAGACATTATCTTTGAACCACTGTAAGATCTGATCATTTATACGAGCTACTTCAGGCTCATGTACTGTTTGCTCGTAATTGCTAAGTTCTGCTTGTTTAGATGTCAGTTGTGTGGTAAGTGCAGAGAGGACAATTTGATTATTCATAACCTTTATTTGTTTGATACATTGTAAATATACTAACTATTTTTGAACCAAAGCACTTTTTTTCAATCTTTTTTTAAACTTTTTGTTTTGTTTAGTAAAACCTAGGATTCATTGAAGATTCTTCAAAGATTCTTATCCTGGATTGAAAATTATTTAGTGGGATTCCTAACTGATTGATTATCAATTAGTTATGAAATTAGCTATATTTAGCTAGAAGTTGATCAATTATTTGCTTATCTGAAGTCTCAAATACCTTGTTGTTCTGTATCTTCTTAACGTAATTGATGTGCTTCTCGAGGACCTGTGCGCGTGTGGCATATGCTGGATGCGCTACCTTATTTTGTGTAACGAACTTAAATTCTGTGGTTAATATCTCTTTGAGAATTAATACTTTTTTTATATACGACTTTTCTTGTTCTCGACGATCAAAATGTTCTTTAGCTTCTAATGTTTTAATAAGCTTATCTCCCATTTTGCTTAAAGAAAGTCTTTTGTAATCCATCACTCATTATTTTTAACCATGTATTTCAATATAGTTTTCTGTAATTCTCTAAGCGCTTCTGAATTCTCTTTGATCAATTCAGCAAGTCTATCTCTTTCTTGTACTAATAATTGCATCATCTCTTCTTGCAGCTTATCTACTTTAATTTCTAATTCATCATTCTTTTTCACAAGTCTTTGATACTGCATCCATGCAAAATACCCTAGAATAAAAGCCAGTAGTCCTAAAACACCGTATTGTAAAAAATATTCTCTGATGCCATTTGTTTCCACCACGTCCAATAGGATCATTATATTAGTTTTTTAATATAACAATAAATATTAATCTTACTTTAAAATTGATATATCAAATACCTCTTTAAGGCATTTTTTTGTATCTCTTTTGGCAATCTTAATGGCTTCTATTTCCATAGGATTCTTATTATCAGGTAAATATAAACTAAGTATCTGATAATGCTTCATGTTTTGTTTATAGTGCACATACTCATGAATAATACTATTTACCAACTCTGGTAGGTTATCATTTTGCTCCTTATTGATGTATATGACTGACTCTATCTCATCATAGAATGCCATACATCCTTCTGTATAATAATCTGGCTTCTTGAACTCAACTACAGGAAGAGTCTTATTGAACTTAGATTTGCCGTATTGATTAACACACCATTCAAATATCTTATTCACATGTTTTCTCGTAGGCTTTATTTGATCTGTCATGACTATAGATTTTCTTGGATAAATACCTTTTCAATTCTTTTTGGAGTGACTGAATAGTCTGCCCTAAAGTATCTGGGCATTTTCTCTATTATCCTTTGGTTTGTGTATGGACTATTTTGTGGAGTGGCCCACTTCCTAGTGGCCAATAGTCTGTTATAGAAAAATACATACGCATTAGCCTTTCTAATGTAATGGTCCACATCTATGTCCAGATTAAACTTCTTGATTAACTTCACTGCCCTCTTCTCATTGTCTAATTCAAGATCTCTAGAAACTCCTAAGTGCTTCTTTATATTAGGAACCTCTGCTCCACTTAACCACTCATCAACGAGTGGCATAGAAACATTGCAACCTTTCCAAAGATCAATCTGATCTACCCATTGTGTAAGGTGACAGAACTCGTGGGCAAGGATCTCTATTGCATCTGGCCTATTCATTGAACATACTAAAGCCGGAACCTCTTCATCAAAATATCCTGAGCACTTTATATTTCCTGAGAGTTTGACGTACTTTGTATTTCGTAGGTCACACTTAACTCCGTACTTCTTACATTCACTCTTGACATATTTGATAAAGTCTTTAGTCTTCTTGTTCATAGTAAGCCTTTTTAGATTAAGGGATCCTATGATAAATATGAAGACTTGATCTCCTCTACGTGCTTACAGCTTCTTTTGTTTCCAGAGAATTTATAGGCATGACAATTACAGGACCAAGAGTCTCCATATAAAGCCACACTGTATTTCTTAGTACCAGATCCTGGGACTTCCCATTCCATCTCGGTTTTGAATGCCTCATTCTTACCTCCTGGATATGGGCGTCTGAACCATATAAGATCCTTCCTAGTAGTACCACTTGGAAGATCTCTCCTAACTCCGTCTTCAATTACATAAGGACCGACTTCATCAGTCCAGAAAAACGGTACCTGAAACGTGTGAACAATTATCATAGATCTACTAATATAAGATTTTTTATTTTACCCAAGAAACTTAACCTCTCAGTGGATTCAAATAGTTTTACAAAGTCATATTGAGAGTTGAGAAAGCCACTACGATCTTCTCCTCTATATTTTTCTACTCTACTACCTACTTTAAACATTTCACACCATTCGTTAACGTCCATAGTCTCTTCTGGAATGTAGCTACTTTTTATTTTGATGTTGTTGTCCATACATTTATTTTTTATAAGATTTGTTATAGTATTCCTGTTTGTCTTTGTGGATTCTTTTACCAACATGTTGAAAGGAATTCTCATTTAATTCACCAAGTTGAAACGCTTCTTTGATTTGATCCTCTTCCATTTCCATGGCTTGTTTAAATATCTCTATCAATTGATCTTCCCATAATGTACGAGGTGTTTCGTAAAGTTCTTTGTACAACCATTCTACTGCTGTTTTTGCTTTCATAACTTATTTTTTATATCCAAAAAGTTTTGTGTCATCATACTCACTCACTATATAGTCTACCTTTACTATTTT